AACAGGCTCAGACTGCTAAAGAGGCAGGATGGCTTGCAAGTTTCATTACTGCTATTACACGCCCCGGTCTTACTTGGATTGCATTTGGCGTATATGTGGCTGTTAAAGTCGCGGGGCTAACGATTGCGTTTCAGACCAACGCTAACTGGGCTGAAGTCTTGACCAAGAGCTATGACGAAGATGATTTCGCCATGTTGAACATGATGCTTACGTTCTGGTTTGTAGGACGGTCTATAGAGAAATACAACAAATCGTGAATGAAGCCAAGAAGCTTTGCAAGGATGTACTGATCAAGCCTTTCGAGGGCTTAGCAAAGCGTTTGCCTGATGGACGAGTTCAAGCCTACCCCGACCCCGGAACCCGTGGACATCCTTGGACAATCGGTTGGGGAGCAACCGGCCCCGATATTAATCCCGGCACAATCTGGACGATGCAGCAATGTGAAGATGCCTTGGACCATCATGTGGAGTATTTTGTCCGAGGTTTGGTAAAGCTTTCCCCCAAAATACAAACTGCGTTGCCCCGACGCATTGCCGCCGTGACTAGCTGGGTCTACAATTGTGGCCTGGGGAACTATCGGGTTTCCACGTTTAAAAAACGGATTGATGCGGGAGACTGGGATGGTGCAGCAGACCAATGTATGCTCTGGAATAAAGCTGCCGGTAGAGTTCTCCCCGGTCTTACTCGCCGCCGCGCTGCCGAAGCTGCCTTAATGAGGTGAGCGATGCCACTCAAGAAGATCTTATTAAAAGCTGGTGTTAACAAAGAAAACACTCGCTACACCAACGAAAACGGATGGTACGTATCCGACAAGGTAAGGTTTCGCCAAGGCACTCCTGAAAAAATTGGTGGTTGGCAGCGTATCTCTAGTAGTACGTTCTTAGGTGTTTGTCGTAATTTGTGGAATTGGGTAACGCTTGGGTTTCTCAATCTTATCGGGGTCGGCACAAACCTAAAGTACTACATCGAGTGGAACAGCACCTACTACGACATTACGCCTATTCGCGCAACCACTACGCTGGGTACAGATCCATTCACGGGCGACGGCACAACGACAGTTACAGTCACGGCTAACTCTCACGGTGCGCTTACTGGAGATTTTGTTACTTTTAGTGGTGTAACAGGAACTTATGCCACGCTGCTTAATGCCGAGTACCAACTAACAGTAGTCAATGCAAACTCCTACACCATCACAACCGCATCGTCAGTCGCTGCGGGGGCCACAGGAGGCTCAGCAGTTGTTGCGGCTTACCAGATTAATACAGGGCCAGCTACTCAAGAACCCTTCTTTGGTTGGGGCGCAGGTGGTTGGGGGCTTGGTACTTGGGGTAATGGTATCTCCACTAACACAGACATCCGCATATGGTCATCGAGTAACTGGGGTGAGGACTTAATTTTTGGCCCTCGCGGCGGTGGTATTTACTACTGGGATGCAACAAGTGGGCTGTCAGCTAGGGCGGTAAATGTTAATTCGCTAGGGGGTACTGTTACCCTGACTATTGCTTCACCCTGTGTCATCACGCTATCCAACGTCCTTGCTGAAGGCACTGCGATCAAACTTGCCACAACCGGTGCGCTACCCACAGGACTTACTGCTGGCACAACATACTATTTGATTAACGTCGATGGTGTGACGGCAAATCTTGCCGCTTCGCTAACAGGCACGGCTATTAATACATCAGGCTCCCAATCTGGAACGCAGAGCATTTCGACGTTGGTTGATGTGCCAACAGTACAGAATTACATCTATGTTTCTGATACTTCGCGGTTTGTGCTTTTGTTTGGCACTAGCGAGTATGGTTCTACGTCACTAGACCCCATGCTTATTCGCTGGAGTAATCAAGAATCAGTTGTTGATTGGGTGCCTTCCCCGCTTAACCAAGCTGGCTCAATCCGTTTGTCGCATGGATCTGAGATCGTTACAGCCATTCAAGCCCGTCAGGAAATTGTCGTCTTCACTGACTCTTCGGTTTATTCCTTGCAGTATCTTGGCCCACCGTTAGTCTGGGGTTCGCAGCTTCTTGGTGACAACATATCAATTGCAAGTCAAAACGCTGCCATCGTTGCTTCTGGGCGTGTGTACTGGATGGGCGTAGATAAGTTTTACATATACGATGGACGTATTCAGACGCTACGCTGCGACCTTCGTCGTCATATCTTTGGCAATATAAATCTGGCACAGAACCAACAGATCTTCTCAGGTACAAACGAAGGGTTTAACGAAATCTGGTGGTTCTATTGCACAGCTAATTCGTCAGTAGTTGATGCCTACGTGGTTTATAACTATGCCGAAGATGTCTGGTACTACGGCACGATGGGGCGCACGGCGTGGCTTGACTCTGGGCTAAGGGATTATCCGCTTGCTGCGACTTACAGTAATAACCTCGTGAACCACGAGCAGGGTATTGACGATAATGTTTCAGGTACGCCGACTGCCATTGAAGCGTATATTGAGTCTGCGGAATTTGATATTGACGATGGGGAAAACTTTGGGTTTGTCTGGCGCATGGTGCCGGATCTGACGTTCCAAGGGTCAACTGCCCAAACGCCACAAGTTACGATGACGATGTACGGCATGAATGGTTCGGGGTCTGGGTTTAATACTGAGGCATCCAAGGCAGTGTCCCAAACATCAACAGCCACCATTGAGCAATTCACTAATATTGTGTACACCCGTATCCGTGGGCGACAGATGATCATTAAGATTGCTTCTAGCGGTGTAGGCACAACGTGGCAGCTTGGTGCACCACGTATTGATATTCGTCAGGATGGCAGACGATGAGTTTGCTACGTCACCCTGCATCACCAAACCTCCCCCTTGCGCCAAACAATTATGAGTCGCGGTATCAGGAAGCGTTTAATAACGTCTTGCGTTTGTACTTTAACCAGCTTAATAACAACTTGCTATCTCTGTTTGGTCGGAATGGGGGTAGATTTTTAGCGTTACCTTTTGGAGCTTGGTCAAGCGACTCAGACCAGATAGCATCTAGTACAACAACAGCGTATGCCATTACTTTTGATGTTGCTGATGTTGAAGATAGCGTTTATTTAGTCAGCGGGTCTAGGATGACCGCTACATATTCCGGCGTATATAACTTACAGTTCAGCATCCAGTTCGCAAACACGGATACGCAGATCCACGATGTTGATGTTTGGGCAGCGGTTAACGGGGTTAATCTTTCCAATAGCAATTCAAAGTTTTCTGTACCAAATAGTCATGGTGGTACGGACGGACATCTCATTGCGGCGCTAAATTTATTTTTGACTATGAACGCTGGTGACTACGTCGAACTTTACTGGCATACTGATAATATTAACGTGTTTATTCAGCATATTCCGGCTGCGTCTTCACCTACACGCCCTGCAACACCGTCAGTTATTGCTACGATCTCTTTCGTATCTGCTTTACCGGACACGTAAATGAGCACATCCGCCAACCCGTTAGCAGCGTTCCAGCAGTTTGCTGCACAGCAACAAGACCCTTACGGCCTTAACAGGATTCGTGCGGCACTTGCTTCTAAGGGTATGAAGGAGTGGTCTGATCCTGCGGCAAAAGCCTATGCCGATTACCAAAAATCACTAGGCGATGTGGGCGGCACCATAGGTGAGGACGTATTAAAACAATATAAGGAAGAGTTAGCTAAAGGTGTTACTAAAGGTTTAAATACAAATGTAGAGGGTGGCCCCGGCGAAGAGTTTGATGTAACCCCCGAAGATCGGCTAGCTCAGATAGGGTTTACTAAAAATAAACAGGGGCAGATTGTCTATAACCCTGCTGTTGCAGGTAAAAAGTACGGCGACTACTACGCTAAAAACGAAGGGTTTGATATTGGTAACAAGGGAATCATGCTTGATCCTACAGTGACATTTGATCCTGAAACTGGAAAAATTGTTGCTGCTGGCCCTGAAGTTTATCAAAGAGAAAACCAAGGCAAAAGAGCGCTTGCTCAAATGGCCCCCATGCTTGGGCTGCTTACTTTACCTATGGGCGGGATTGGTGGCTTACTTGGTGGAGTTACAAGCTCATTAACTGCTGCGGGGCTGCCATCGATTCTTTCTAACGCACTTGTGTCTGGCGTTACCCAAGGCGGTATTTCTAAATTAATGGGCGGTGACTTTTCTAAAGGTTTTAAGTCCGGCGCAATTTCTGGTGGTATTGGTGCGGGGATGAACGCGCTAGCTCCTGATATGTTTAAAGGTTTGGGTTCGTTAGCTACCCCAGCTAAGTCACTAGCAACACAAGCTTTAACCTCTGCTGCCCTTGGTAAAAAGTTTGATCCGGCTGCTGCCATAAAAGGCGCAGCTATTAATTACGGACTTGGGCAGGGGTTACAGACTGCTGGTGTTGACCCCAAAGCATTTAATACGTTTATGAAATTTGCAGGGCCAGCTTTAATGCAGAAGCGCAGGCCGGGAGGTAGATGATGACTAGTTATGCAGATCCTTTTGATATTCCGGGCGGAGATGACGGCGGAGAATCTTGGGATTTTGGTGAAAGTATTGTAAGTGCGTCTTTACCTCAATTTACAGATTTATACGGTGATTTATCCTTACCTGAAGTTGAAACTTTATATAGCCAATTCGTAGCAGAGTATGGTGATCAATATACACCTGAAGATTTAGCTAATTTAAAAGGGGCGCTTCTTGGCGGTATGCCCGTTGAGGACATGGCTAAATTATCAAATCAAGCAAAAGCTGATGTAGCCCCCGGCGGCATTATGTCGGGCAACCCCTTTGGCACACAGACAGGGGGAACTAGAGGGCAATCTCTTCTTGACAAACTGCTTGGCAACAAAAACCTTCTTTCTGCTGGACTTGGGGGCTTAGGTGCGTTAGCTTCTTATAAATCTGCACAGCAAGCTCGTAAAGAAGCAGCAGGAGCAAGTGCAGGTAAAAATGCTCCAGTAACGGCAACACGCACAGCGTACAAAGGTACAAAATATTCCGCTGCGGGAGGTGGAATTGGGACATTGGAAATGGCGGGGGGAGGACGTGCATTACCACCACGATACCTCGACGGACACTCAGATGGTATGGCAGACAAAGTCCCGGCGCATATCGACAATAAACGACCTGCTGCGCTTAGTGATGGCGAGTTTGTTATTCCTGCTGATGTTGTTAGTCATCTTGGTAATGGGAATTCTAACGCTGGTGCGAAACGTCTTTACGAAATGATGGATCGTATTCGTGCCGCACGAACGGGCAACCACAAGCAGGGCAAGCAGATCAACCCTGATAAATTTATGCCGAGGTAATCATGGCGACTATTTCCGCAGCAGAACTTAAGTCCTTATATCAGCAGCTTGCCGCTGCGGGATACGGCTACCCTGACATTGTTGCTTTGGCTAAACAGTATGACGTTACCGAGCAAGAGCTTAATGACGTTCTAAGTGGTAAAGCCACCGAAGTCGGGTATGAAGCGCCAGATAAAACTGAACAAGCTAAAGTTCAAGAAATTACCAAAGACGTTGGTGGTAAACAAACCGAGAAAAAAATTAGTGCTAATGAGTTAAGAAGTTTAGTTGGGGATATTCAGAAAGCTGGATATTCCATGAACGACATTTATAACTTAGCTTCGCAATACGATGTTAGTAAAGACGAAATTGATGCGCTACTTGCAAAAGATAGCAAAGTAGAGTCTGTCGGGTATAGAGATCCAACCGCACAAGAGTTAGCGCAGTTTCAAGCTATTCGTGCAACAAATCCAGAAGCATCTAAAGCAGCGGATGCTATATATAGAGAAAACCAAGCTAAAGAAGCTGAAAAATTAAATGTCTCTCGCCCTGACTATAAGGATCGCGTAGGTGAGGGGCTTGATATTTCCGGTTCTACCGGGTTGCGTGAAGCGTATGCACCCTATGTTGAACGTATGCTGGAGCGGGCTTCGGCTGAAGCTGATGTGCCATTCCAAGCCTATCAAGGTGTTTCTCCGCTCATACAACGAGCGCAATCTGGTATTGCTAACTTAACAACACCGGGGCAGTTTCTTCAAGGATCTAATCTGGCAACCGCTGCGGGTATCGGTGCGTTGGGCTATGGGCAATACAAACCAACACAGTTCACAACGGGTACGTTTGCCAATCCTATGCAGGGAACTCGCGGCGATATTATTAACTTCGCAGAAAAATACGCAGGTACTCCTGCTTCCTCGCAGCAGGTAGCCTCGCTTGATGATTATTTAAAAGCTAACCCCAACACCACATTCCAATCAGGTGTTAATACTTTATTAGGCGTAAACCCACCTCCCACAGGTAAAGCCTACGGCGGTGAAGTTGAGGGGTATCAAGAAGGCGGCGATATAACTGTAGGCGGCAATACAGCTACTAATCCTTACGCTAACCAATTAAACCCAAGTCTTCAGCCCATGAATTATGGTGGGCAAAATGTCACCAACGTGCAGGCGTCTTATATGTCGCCTTATATGCAGAATGTTGTTGATGTCCAGCAGCGAGAAGCCAAGCGCCAAGCTGAAATTGCTAACCAAGCAATCGGAGCAAAAGCTGCACAAGCTGGGGCATTTGGTGGAACTCGTCATGGGTTGATGGAGTCCGAAGCTAACCGTAATCTTATGACTCAGCTTGGCGGTATTCAGGCTAAGGGTTTACAGGATGCTTATTCGCAGGGGCTTGGGCAGTTTAATGTCGAGCAAAACCGTGGGCTTGAAGCCCAGAAACTTGGTGAGCAGTCCCGTCAGTTTGGTGCGGAACTTGGGCTTAAGGGTCTACAGACAGGCATTCAGTCTGCTGGTGTTCTTGGTAGCCTTGGGTCTCAACAGAGTGCGTCAGACCTTGCTCGACTCAAAACGCTTTACGATATGGGTGCTGGTGAACGTACGTTTGATTATGGTGAGTTTTTACGTAGCGAAAAGTATCCATATGAAAACCTGCGCTTTATGCAGAGTATGCTGCAAGGATTGCCAATTAACGCGAGTGCTACGGGTATTGATCCTATGTCTCAAGCGTTGTCAGGTGGTATAAGTGCATCTTATCTGGCGCAACTTCTTAGCGGTTTGAATCTAGGGGGTAACCCATAATGGCCCAAGTACCTTTTTCTCCTCCTGCGGTACAGGCTGCTTTACAAAACAAAGCGCGGTTTACGCCTAATACGCTAAACCAGTATGCACAAGGTAAACAGCCAACTCGACAAGTCACGCCTCAAATGGCGCAAGAAGAGATGGCGTCCCGTGGTGCGGAAGCTCAAGCGTTTCAAAATCAGTCTGCTATGCAGGCTGACCCTTCTGGCCGACCCCCTGTGTTAGCGGAAAAAGCTATGCAACTTCAGCAGCAAGAGCAGCAGTTAGGAATGCTCGCCGCTATGCTTGCTAAGAAAGAACAGGATATTGCTGCACGGCAGCAAGGTATTGGTGCACTTCCTATGCGCCCCGATATGTTTACTGCTATGGATGGCGGTATTGTGTTTAGCGGTGGGGGTGGTGTACTTGGGTTTAAAAAAGGTGGCGATAGGGGCGAAATGGACCCAGAAGATGCTGCGGAATCCCCCCACCGTACTAGCGAATCTGTCGAAGAAGAAGCCCCTTCAACCACAGGCACTTCTACAGGTAAGTTAGATCCTCTTCAAGAAATTATGGCTGCTCGTCGCCGTATAACTGAGCGTGGTGATAAAACTATGCTCTCGGAGGCTAAACAAAAAGAGCTTAGAGATCAGCGCATTGCTGAAATGGCTGCGGAGTTTGGAGAATATGAGAAGGGTAGGTCTGGTAGAGAAACTCGTATGGCTGAAGCTTTGCGGGGTCAAAAGCCTGAGCTAATGGATTTCCTTGGCGCGATGGCAGCGGGGGGTCCAAAGCGTACGCTTGGTGAGACTTTATCTGCTATGGTTCCCGGCACTCAGAAGCTTCGCGCTGAACAACAAGCTCGTAACATGGCAGCAGCTAAGTATCTTGCAGAAGCCGAAGAAAAAGCTGCACAAGCCCAGCTTGCTGAGAAACGTGGTCAACGTGCCGCTGCGGATAAATTGATCCAAGACAAGCAGGCACTAGAGCTTAAGGCGTTTGAAGTTGCAAAAGGTGTTGAAGATACAGGTATCCGTGCACTTACGTCTGTTGCCGAAGCAGAAAGAGCAGAACGTAGCGAAGCTAGAAGATCACAAGAAGCTGCGGATAGAATGGCATTGGAAAGAGAGAAGTTTAAATCTGACGAAGCTTATCGCGCTGGTGAACGTGCGTTTAAAGAGAAGATGGTTAGGCTTGAAGCTAGCCTGCGCCCAAGAGAGTTTTACACGCAGCTTCTCGATATTGCCCGTGATCCTAAGAACCCGGATTACCAATTTGCTAGAGATTTACTTGAATCTCGCGGTGGTCGTAGTGCGGGTGCGGGTGCTGATGGGAGGCCAACATACGATCAAATATCTGACAACGTAGAGAAGCGTATGCAGAGCACTGATATAAATAAAATTATCAAGGCTGCTGCTAAAGATCCTAAGAACCCTCGCACTTTGACTGAAGCGGATATTCGTGAGATGTTTTTTGATCAGGAAGTAGAAAGAGCTAAAAAGTTTTACGGACCAGATGTTTTTAAAGGTATGAAACCATCTAAGTCTTCAGATGCTGGAGCTGTAGATACATCGAATCCACTTCTTTCAGGTAAGCCCTAATTGCCATGCCGACACTGCTGGAGATCCTGCAAGACCCCAACTACATCAACGCAAATCCTGCTACAAAAAAAGCTATCTTTGATAAGTACGCTCCGCAGGATTCTAATTATGTAGATGCTAACGACGCTACTAAAGCTGCCATACGGCAGCGTTTTGGGTTGAGCACTGCTGCCCCTGCTGCTAAAAAAGAATACGGTGTACCCCTAGAAGTTCCTCCCGAAGATAAAGAAGGGTTCATTCCTTCTGTTAAGGCAGGGTACGAGTCACTCAAAGGATCGCTTGCGCTTGCTGCTGGTAAAGCAGGATTAATGGATCTTAAAGAAGCCGAGCGTTATCAGGCAGAGCGCGAAGCAGAAGCCCAGAGGATATTTACACCCACTGAGAAAGGTTGGTCTGAAGCGCCTTTTCAAAAATTTAAAGAGACTTTAGGCGGTTCGTTACCTTATATGGCTGCGCCGCTTGCTGCGGCTGCGGGGGCTGCTGCGCTTCCTGTTACGGGTACTGCCGCTACATTAGCAACTTTGGGCGCAACGGGTTTAGCGTCTGTTACGCAATTCACAGGTACTAATCTTGCGAGGCAGCTTGACGAAGTAAAGCGTACTAACCCTAATGCAGGGCTTGAACAAACAAGTTTAGGTAGTGCCGTTGCCGCTGCCATACCGCAGACTGCTCTAGATATTGTTGGTATGAAAGCTATCCCACTAGTGCGTGGGTTGTTTAAGTCTGTCGGTAAAGAAGTCACTGAGCAACAAGCTAAAAACTTAGCTGAGCAAGGGTTCCGTCGCACACTTGCTGATTACTCTTTAGCCACGGGCAAAGCTGCTGGTGTTGAAGGTGCTACCGAGACAGGGCAACAATTCTTAGAGCGTTTGCAGGCAGGGTTAAATATTGCAGATGCTGATGCCCGTAAAGAATATGTTGACAGTTTTATCGGTGGTGCAGTTCTTGGTGGTGCGTTGTCTCCTGCTGGCCGGTACATTGAGCGCCGTGGGGAAGCAAAGACTCCTGAAGAACGTACTGCAATTGATGAAGCACAAGCTAAGATCGATGCAGAGCAGCTAGCAAAACAGAAAGAATATCTCCAAGGGAAAGCCGCTGCGGTAGATGTAGAAGATGTTGCTACTAGGACGCAAGAGCTTGCTAAAGAACCTGCTACTGCTGGTGACGTATTAACTGCTGCTACTCAAGCAGCACAAGAAAAGCTAGCTGAGCAAGCAACCCCAGAACAAAAAGTAGCAGAAGCTGCTACTAAAGTTGACGCACTTACTTCTAGAATTAATGAACTTACTGACGCATATATAGCTGCTGGGGATTCCCCTGACCAAGCAAAAATTAAAGCCGCTGCCCAAGTTGCAGAAGAGGAACGGAATGACCAAGAAGCTGAGCAGGCCATACAAGAACTTGCAGAAGTTCAAGCCGAAGCCGGAAAGGAGGCAGAAGATGCTGCTAAAGCTATCGAACAAGGAGGTGGAGAAAGCGTTCCAATTTCTGGCCGACCCGACGGAGGAGTACCCACCGGAGGAGCTAAGCCACCTGTCACCGATAGAGTGGAACGCCCTGCACCATCTGCTGAATCAACTGTACGAGGAGAAGAAGTACCATCCGGTGCAGTAGAAGAAAAACCTCAACCTCCAAAGGAAACCCCCAGTGCCCCTAAAACCACCGAAACCCAGCAAGCAAAAGAAGAGGGAGCAGCAAAGACTACTGAAAGAACAGAAGTGGCAAAGCCTGCCACAGAAGCCAAGCCTGCCGGTGTACCAAAGGCAGCAGCCCCTCAAGTAACGATCATTAATCAGTATCCTGGCAAAAACACAGACGGTCAGAATACAAAAGATCTTGTGCTCTCAAACGGAGAGACCGTTACTATTACGAATGTAGGTGAAGGGCGTAAGCCTAAGTGGGTTAGGCGTGTAAATGGTGAGGAGGAAGTCCTTGGCACTAACTTAAAGGATGCGTTTCTAAAAGTTAGATCTGATGCTGTGCCTACTGGCCCTGCGCCTAAACGTGGTCCGAAGCCCAAGCTGACTCAGGAAGAGAAAGAAGCTCGTGCTGTTGAGTCAGGAATGCGTACCGAGGAACTCAACGCAATTGAAAATATTATTCTTTCTACTAAGAAGCTAAAAGGTTCTGACCGCCCCGGTTTGGCTACGATGCTGGATCTGTTTCTTGGTCCAAGACCCGAATCTAAAGCTTCCATGCAGCAATACCACGATACTTTTATGAAAGGTATTGAGGGTCAGTTTGCAAACATTGGTAATCCAGAAACTAGAACAGAAGCTCTTAACGACTATATAACTAAGAGAGTGCTTCCTGTTTTGGAAGAGCTGTACCGTCTTGGTACTGATCCAAGGTATGCGAACACTCGCATCCGTGATCTTGCTATGAGTAACTTTGAGCGTGGCCCTAGCAACATTAAGAAGGGCATCATAGCGCGAGCTGAACGCCGCAAAGAAGAGACTAAGCCTGTAGAGAAAACAGAAGATGTTAGTGAAGAACCCATAGTCACACCCAAGGCTCCCACTGGCCCTGCACCTGTCGTTACTACCAAGGTAAAGAAGCGTACGTTCGTAAAACCAGAAGGTGGCCCTGGTGCTCTTGCTCAGGCAGATATTTCAGAAACGGAATTACAGTCAACTAGTCCTGCCTTAAATCCAAAGATCGAAGCTGGTGCGCCTAAGACAGGTAAAGATGCCGCCCAGATTATTGCAAAAGATCCTAAGAGCAATAAGTTTGAACGCACCTTGGCACAAAAATTGGTGTCTGCGTTAGGGAATATAAAATTCGTAATTGTTTCTAATAAGTCTAAGCAAGGACTTATTGATAATTTCAAGAAGCAAAAAGCTAGGGGGCTGTTCATACCCACTAACGATATGATCATTGTAGCAGGGAGCGATCTGTCAGGGGTAGGGCAAGGCGTAAATAATCAGACTGTTTTGCACGAGCT